AGACGGCGACCATATCCGTATCGGTCAGGTGTATGCCCGTCACCTTGCACAGTCCCTGGTGGAAACCAAGGAAACCCTGTGCGCCAATGTGCTGAACAACGCCTTCACCGGCGGCCAGTACGCAGGCGGCGACGGTGTTGCTCTGAATAGCAACTCGCACCCGATCGTCAACGGCACTTTCTCCAACCTGCTGACCACGGCAGCCAACCTGTCCCAGACCTCTCTGGAGCAGATGCTGATCCAGATCCGCCAGGCTGTGGACAACAACGGCAAGAAGATTCGTCTGGTGCCCCGCCAAATCGTGGTGGCTCCTGGCAACATCTTCCAAGCCGAAGTGCTGCTGAAGTCCGTGCTGCGTGCCGGTAACGCCAACAACGACATCAACCCGATCAAGTCGATCGGTTTGTTGGACGAGGGCGCTGCCGTCATTAGCCGTCTGACCTCGCCCACCGCATGGTGGGTTCAGACGGACGCTCCGGAAGGCATGAAACTCATGATGCGCCGTGGCCTGGAGAAGACCATGGAAGGTGACTTCGAGACCGACACCATGCGGTACAAGGCCACCGAGCGTTACGATGTGGGCTTCACCGATCCGCGTGCGATGTACGGTACCCCCGGCGTCTAAACCTAAGAGGGGGTCTCGGCCCCCTCTCCTACAAGGAGAAAGACAATGGCACAAACCTACTTCGGTAGTACGGTTCGGGCGGGTTCTGGCACGCTGACGGACACCGTCGATGGCGGTTTTATGGTTCTCACGCAGACCACCACGGCGACGACCCTCGCTGATGGCTCTGCTGTGACGAGCACGATCACCATCCCGGCTGACTCGCAAATCATTAACTTCTTCATCGACTGCACCACGACTCCGGTTGTGGGTGGTGGCACGGCTACGGCTGTGAATGCCACGATTGGCACGGCTGCTGCGGGTACTCAGTACCTGTCGGCTACCGATGTGATCGCCGGTGGTCGCGCTTCTCTGTCCTTCACCGCGGCTCAACTGACCGCGATGGAAGATGTGAACGCCAACACCACAGTCGCCTTCACGATCGACCCCAACGGGACGGTTTCTACGACGCAGGGTGTGTACCGCCTCACGGTGGTCTACGCCCAGAAGGTGTAAGGGGGTCATCATGGGCCAGTTCAAACCGATGGTCAAAATGATGACCACCGAGCCTTCGGTGGAGTTGAAACTCAAAAGCGGCGGCTCCGTTACTGAAGCCAAGCGCATGATGAACGGCGGCGTTATGGGCGGCCTTGCGGCTGCTCCCGCTGCTGCTTCAGCACCTGCCCGTGGCGGCATGATGCCCGCTGCTCGTCCTAAGAAGCCTGGTATGGCCGCTCGTCGCGCTGCGATGATGGGTCGTCCCATGAAGGAGGGTGGCGAGTCTGCAGCCGAGCACAAGGCTGAGATGAAGACGATGGCTGCCACGGCCAAGAAACTGGAACAGCACAAGTCCATGCCCGCGTCCAAGGCCCACAAAGGCCTGAAGACGGGTGGTGTGGTCATGGGCCAGGCCGGTTTCAAGGAAGGCGGCGTCATCAAGTCCACCAAGGGCGAGACCAAGATGGTCACGGCTGAAGGTGAGCACCACACCCCCAAGAAGACTGGCGAAGTCGTCATGGGCAAGCCCGGTGGCTATAAGAACGGCGGCAAGCCGAAGAAGATGGCCATGGGCGGCTGCTATGCCAAGGGTGGCGGCGTGGAGGGTAATGTCTCCACCTCGAGGCCTGGAAAGACCAACACCAGTACTGGCGAGGTCAAGAAGGGCAACGCCGGCGGCTACAAGGAAGGTGGTTCGCCAAAAAAAGCCTACGCGGCGGGGGGCAGTGTTAACGACTCTGGCCATCCCGTCGCGTATCCCAAGAAGCCTGCTTCTCAACCAATCAAGAACACCAAGCAGTCCGGAACCTTCCGGCACGGCGGCGGTGTGAGGATGAATAAAGGCGGAGTTCCTGCCGAGGCCCAGTCTGCAATCAAGCAGGCTGATGCCGAGCGTGCCTATCGTGACTACGAGAAGGCAGAGAAGGCAGAGAATGAGGCCATGCGCGAGACAATCCTTGGAGCGCCCGGTCGGATGCTCCGAGCCGTCAAGGGTATGTTCAAGGGTGACGAGAAGCCTGCGGGCAGTGTGACCAAGACTGAGAAGTCTGTAACTGTCGCACCGGCTAAAAAGCGTGGCGGATCAGTGGAGTGCTGAACCAAGCGGGGGCTTCGGCCCTCGCTTTCTTTAAGGGATACCTATGAAGGTTCAAACCGTATCGAAGACGGGCGTTGGCTCCAGTTCTTCTTTGGTGATGAACACCAACATCAGCCCGTTCAATGTGGGTTTCGGCGTGATCGTAAGCGGCACTGTGAATTACACCGTGCAGCACACCTTTGATGATCCGGCTGTTGGCTTCTCGACCTGGTTTTCGCATCCGACGATCTCCAGTGAGACCACCAATCAGGACGGCAACTACGCTTTCCCGGTGACTGGCATCAAGTTGCTCGTGAACTCGGGCGACGGCACGGCCACCCTAAATCTCATCCAAGCCGGTATCTAACATGGGTACGCTTGGCCACAATGGTGTTGCCAATCAGGCCAACACGACTGATGGCTTTGGTGACAATGTCAACGCTGTCAACCCGGTCGGCGGGGGCATTGGTGAGGATGTGGGTGATGACGGTGTGGTTGACCTGTATGGTGCCGCTCCCGAGGTCACCTTCTACATCGCCGATGAGACTGATCCCGGCTATGTCCTGCAAGAGGACGACAGCAAAATCATCTTGGAGTCATCGTAATGGCTGATCGAGACCAAAATTGGTACAAGATTAGGAACATTTGGTACGGGATGATCCATCGAACCACCAATCCAGGACATACCGAATATTTTCGGTATGGGGGTCGCGGCATACAAGTCTGCGACAAATGGCACTCATTTGACTCCTTCTACCAAGACATGAAGGACGGATATTTGCCCGGTCTTTCAATAGACAGAATCGACAACTCCCAAGGCTACAGCCCAGAAAACTGCCGATGGGCAACAAAAAGGGATCAAGCCAACAATCGACGCAGTAGCAAGTTTTTTACGATCGATGGCGTGACGAAGACATTGGCAGAATGGATCGAGCAATCAGGACTCAAGTCAAGCACCGTCAGGCAGCGTTTGTACTGCTATGGTTGGTCGATTGAGCAGGCTTTAACTAAGAAGGTCGGAGGCTAAATTGGCTGATCAGAAGATTTCCGCAATGCCGTCAGCCGCGACGCTGACAGGCGCAGAACTGGTTCCCTTGGTTCAGAGCGGGGCCAACGTCAAGGCAACTCTGGCCACCATGCGGGCTTTTGGCGCAGCGTATGGTGGTTTCAGCGACAGCACCGACCAGACCGGCAGCATCAGTTCGGGAACTGTTGTTACTTTCAACACCGTGGATGTGGCCGACGGCGTAACGCTTGTGGACAACAGCAAGATCACGGTTCCGGCAGCCGGTAAGTACAACCTGCAGTTCAGCATCCAGTTCAAGAACACGAACAACGCGCAGGAAGACGCGACGGTCTGGCTTCGCATCAACGGCCTTGATCTGGCGAACTCCGCTACGCAGTACACGGTCGTGGCACGCAAGAGCGCGAGCATCTTCGGATACAACGTGGCGGCGCTGACTTTTCTGTTGGATCTCAACGCTGCGGACTATGTCCAAGTTGTGTGGCTTCCGACCGCTACAACTGTGTCGATTGAGCACCTCCCGGCCAGTGTTTCGCCTGCCTATCCGGCGATTCCTTCCATCATTGCCTCGATGATTCAGGTGGCCTGATCATGCCGCTCATCAAAGGCAAGTCCGAGAAGGCTTTCAAGGAGAACATCCGCACGGAAGTGAAGGCCGGAAAGCCTGTCAAGCAGGCTGTGGCCATCGCCTACGATGTTCAGCGTCGCGCTCAAGGCAAGAAGGACGGCGGAAACGTCTCTCTGGCCATCGGTCGGGGCGAAAAACTGCCTGTTTCCAAGGGCGCGGGCCTGACCCAGAAGGGCCGGGAGAAGTACAACCGCGAGACGGGCAGCAATTTGAAGGCTCCGCAGCCTCAAGGAGGGGCCCGGAAGGACTCTTTCTGCGCTCGGATGCGTCCGATTGCCGAAAAAAGCGAGCCTGGAAGCCGCGCAAGGGCTTCGATGAAGCGTTGGAAGTGCTCAGGCTTCTGAAGGAGATCAAATGGCCTACTCAGACGCCTACGGACAGGTCTACAACGTCCAAACTTTGATCGATCACGGGGCCAGAAGGTGCGGAAAACTGGCCGAAGAACTGACTTCTGAGCAAGTTTTGAGTGCTCGGGAGTCTCTTGGCTTCGTTTTGACGAACCTGATCAACATTGGCATCCAATACTGGGCCATTGAGAAGAAAGTCTTCGGTCTGACCCCCGAAAACTACATCTACACCCTCCCAACGGGGGCAAATGATGTCTTGAATGCCCTGTATCGCACGATGCAGAGGCCAAATGGGTCGTATACGACCTCCGCAGGGGGCAATGTAGCCCTTGTGGGTGACTCCAATGTCAACACCTACTGCCAACAGACCTCCGCAAACGGCAATATCTCGATCAACTTCGGTACGGACAACCCGATCTACGCCGGATCGATCGGTTTGCTGCCGTATGTGGCCGGCGGAGGCTCTGCGACCTGGAATTTGACCCTCGAATACAGCACTGACGGGTCAACTTGGTCGACTTTGGACAATCTGGGCGCTGTTGTCGTGACTGACAACGAGTGGATCTGGACGGACATCAATCCTGGCCAGAGTGTGCAGTATTACCGTGTCCGGGCCTCCGGCGGAACGACTTTGGCGCTGCGCGAGTTCTGGGTTGGCAACATGAGCCAAGAGATCACGATGGCTCGCCTGAACCGGGACGACTACACGAACCTGCCCAACAAGAACTTCACGGCCAATCAGCCCTACCAGTTCTGGTTCAACCGCACGGTTCCGGATCCGCAGATCTATCTGTGGCCAGTGCCCTCGAACCCGTTCGTGCAGATGACGGTGTGGTACTCCAAGCAGATCATGGATGTGGGTGACCTCACGGATGAACTGCAGATCCCGCAGCGATGGTACATGGCGGTGGTCAATATGCTTGCCCACCAGATGGCCATGGAACTGCCCGCGGTTCCTCTGGAGCGCATTACCTATCTTGAGCAGCAGGCCGAGAAGTACCTGAACTTGGCGGAAGCGGAGGAGCGCGACAGGTCGCCAATTTTCCTTTCGCCGAACATTTCATGCTATACACGCTGATGATTGGTAGATAATAGAGGAATGAACTTGCTACAAGGATTCCACAATCACCACATCATCCCTCGGTACAAGGGAGGCGATGACTCGCCTGGAAACCTTGTGCTGCTGCACCCGATAGATCATGCGATTGCGCATTTGGTGCGGTTCAAGATCTATGGAAATCCTGCAGATGGATGGGCGTACAACCGCATCACCAATGGCTTGAAGGATGAGTTGATCCCAAACAGGAAGGGCATCCCGAAGCCGTACATGAGAAAGCCAAAGTCAGAAGAGACTAGGGCAAAGATGTCTGCGGCGGCCAAAGGAAAGAAAAAATCTCCTGAGGCTGTAGAAAAGGTTCGTAAGGCTTTGACCGGACGGCCAGTAACTGGCAAGTCTTTGGAGG